CACTTTGTCCTTTACATGGTTAAGGTCGAAATGATCGAAGTATTCAGTAAAGGCTTGCAGAGCGTCGTATGAGCTGTTTCCTTCATTCCCATATCCATTATGAAATAGTCCGGTTGCAGTATATACTTTGTTCTTCATGATTACTTGACTTCGCTTTGGTGCATCTTCGTAAAAGCTCGCAATGATCTTCTTCATTTCTTTCTTCGTTCCATCTAGCCCAAGAAATACTTCAATTGCAAAGTCGATAAACTCATCTTGTGTCATTGATTGCTGAGCAAATTCCTGGAGAACTCTTCGACGTTCGTCTGATTCACCACGGATAATTTGAATTGCGTTAGATGCAAGTTCTAGCTTTTCGAGTACGTCTCCCTTGTGTGGAATGCGAAACATAAGGTTCTGCTTACTTGCAGTGCTTTCCGCATAGCCAACTGTATTCGCGCACTCTGCGCGAACATCAGTGGGCATCATGTTAATGGATGACTTTCCGTCATGTCCAATTGAAGTAAGAAGGAATGCGTGATGTGTATTAGTCGCACCTGACTTGCGGGTGATCGTCCACGTATCCGGTGTTTGGGCAAGGATGAAGACCCGTTTCCCTTCTTCGAGAGAACCTGCCGTGTGGTAGAGCAAGTCACCACTGTCAACTAGGCCGTCGAGGAAAGTAAAAGCTTCTCGATTTTGGAATAGTTGATACTGATCTGTACAACGTCCGAGTACGGTGTTATCGCTTGTTCGGACCAAGAACTTCTGATCTGGTACTTCGATATAGTTACTTTCGTTTGTGAAAAAGTAAGAGGCAGTTTTTGATACGTCCCAGTCTAGTCCAGCGGCTGCAATTGCTTCTGCTGATGTAACTGGTCCTTCTCCTAGATCAACTCCCACTGCTGCTTCTTGGTGTTGATTACCATACCACCATGGCTTCTTGCCTGTGAACATCATCTTTTCTACATTATGAGACATTTGGGACTCCTAGTTATAAAGTATGTTTTTCTTTTTATTGTTATTCATAATTACGATTGTTTTACTTGTTATATTATCAATGTCTTTTAGGTTTCCGTTTGATTCAACTACATATAAGACAATTGACATTCCAAGAAAAAAAGATGATAGGCTATCTAGTTCTAATACATTTAAAATAGATTCTCTTTCTTTTTCCTTGTTTGCATTATTGAGTATTTCTTCTCCTGCTTTTAGAATTTTCTCTATCTTGTCGTACACATATTTCCCTTTCTATTTAAAAAAATTATTTGGGACTTTATTTTTTAGGTGAAAAGCACCACCCCCGAGGTACGAGGGTGGTGCGAAGCACCTTTATTTTTTACCGTATCAATCGCAGGCCTTTCACCTGCTCGGACGTTTAACTGGCTTGGCGTTTACGCCTAACTTCCAAGCCGCACCACTGGTTAACGTACAGTGGTATTACGCCGACTCAAGCATTTTTTTGTTTTTAGTTTATTTGTCGCATCATTTTGTGTCTGAGTCTTAATGCTTGGTTGTTTGATATTCCGAGTTCTCGTCTAGCTTCTTTTGATCCGTTGTGTGTGATTATGCTTGCTGCTTGCATGTAGTCTCTTGCGGTGCAGAAGTCTTCTGGGTTTTTCTTTTTGTTTTTTGTTTTTTGTTTTTCGTTTAGGCTTGCGTCTATTGTGTGTAGTGTGTCTCTTGCTTTTTGGTTTATTACGTCGCTTGATCCGAACATTTTATTGGCAACAACTGTTATTACTAATACTATGACTAGGTTACCTATGAGTGTTGCCATTATTTTGTTGGTTTCCTTGAGTTCTTGGTTTTGTATGAGCAGCCATTCGAGATATTTGTAATATCTTGAATGGCTTCGCTTGTTTTGATTCCTATTACTGTTGCGAATGATACTGGCATCATTGCTATTGATTTTATTTTTGATTCTGATGATTGTTGAGCGATTACGTTTGCTACTTGCTTGAGTGTTTTAATCATTGTGTATCTTTTTTGCCAATTCTATGTTCAATGCGAGATCTTCAACAGCACGACAAGCATCCCACGCCTTATCCCGCTCTTCCTCTATGCCGTTATCTCTAGCGTCACTCTCAGAGATTATGTTTTCCGCTGCTAGTTGCACCACTATCTGAATAGCTTCTTTAAGTTTCACGATCAGTCCTCCTCTTCAATCTGGAAGTTAAGATGGCCGCAGCCAGTCAGCTTCAGCTTTAATCTCTTCATTCATTATGAGTTTATTTGTTCTTCGTTCTATTTTTTTGTGTATTTGCATGTGTTTTGGGTGTGGTTTACAGCATGGGCATTCCCATCTCATTCTGTTTTTTCCGCTTTTGTAGTATCTTTTACCGAACCCTGTGAATTTAATCATTTTTCCTCTTTATTAGTATTACTAAGAATACTATTGGTATTGCTGCATATATTAGAGGTACGATTATTAGGAATAATTCTGTTGTCATTATTTGGGACCTTTCCCCTGGGTACGAGAGCGAGCGAAGCGAGCGCTTGCCGCTTTTTGCAGGTTCCAAGGACGCAGTCTTTGGTCGCAGTCCTAGACAGGAACTGTCTGAAATCGAGCCGGAGGCGAGCTAGAGCGCTTGCGCGTTCATTCCTTCCTTCTTTTCGAGACGCGCACCGAGCGCAGCGAGGTCGAAGCGGCGACCGCATCTTTAGATGCGACCTTAAAACGCGCGAAGCGCGAAAATTTTTTGGGTTTCGGGCAAGCGAAAGCCCCACCCGAGCGTCTGGGCGGGGCTTTCTTGAGGTCAATTGACTAAAACGGGATTTCCTCTGCGATGGTGTCCGTTGCTTTGGCTGCCGTCTTGGCTGCTACCTTCTGATTCTTGCTTTTCGTCTTCTTGGGTGCTGCGCAGACTTCCGTGATGGTGTTTAGCATGCCTCGCTCGTCGGCTCGCGTGTCCCGCTCGAATGAGTTTTTAGCTAGTCGCTGGTCGATTTCGAGTAGGACGGTGGGTCGGGCTAGCTTGTAATCTCCGATGGCGGCGCGGTATTCTTCTCCTTCGTCGTCAATTTCGAAGATGTTCGGGCCGTCTTCGGCGTTCTTGGCGGGTTCTGCTTTCGTGGCGTACCCGATGTCGTTAAACAGGTTCCAGAGTGCGGGATTGTCTCCGTTCGGGTTGTCGAGCGCTGCCCAGCTGAGCGGGAACCATTCGGTGCGGTCGATCTTTTCGCCCTCGAGCCTGAAGCGGATGAGCATTTTTTCTTCGTCTTCTCCGGTCTTCTTGCTGGGTGTGTTTCGCACTGCAAGCTGAGTAATAAAAGCGCGGTAGGTTCCTGCCTCGACTGATTCGGCGACTACGCTATTTCGGTGCTGGGGTCGGTTCGTTGCGGTAAAGTTTCGGCGTGCCATTTCAGATGTTCTCCTGTGTGTCGTTGGTGTAGGTGTCTTGCTGCGTGGTGTAGTGCTGCGTTTTGCGGGCTGTTCGCGAACGTCGCCAACTGACCCGCGTGTACGTGCTGTAATGGTCTTCGTATTCGATGAACGGGCGTTCTTCGTCTTCGCTGGTGGAGTCGTCGAATCCGTAAGGCGCTGGGCGTTCTCCGTGGCTATAGGGTTGGTGCAGGTGGCAACGCAGGCTCAACGCAGACTCGCTTCGCTCTGTGCAGCCAACGGTGATGCACTGTCCGTTTTCGAAGTTTCGCGCCGCGTAGTAGTCGCTGAGGTGTTCAGCTATTAGGAAGGCGTCGTCTTCGGTGCTTCCGTCGCATAGTGCGCTGAGTCGTTCGGCGCGTTCTAGCAGCCAGTCCGGGAATTCTTGCGGCTGGTCTTCGCGGTGGTGGCCTTCGGTAAGTTCTGCCGGTGCGGGCCAGTTACTATTGAAGCGTGGCCGGTGTGACTCGCGAGGTTCGCGAGGGGCTGAGAGCCAGAACTGGCTAAGTGTCTGCTTCATCAAAGTGTCTCCAAGTGTGAAAAAGTGGGCTGCGGCGTTTCTTTTTACGTTAGCGCAATTCATGGCACCTTGGGCAAGTATTCAGCATTTCATTGCCGGGTGTAAATCCCCACTTACCCTTTCCATGCCTTCCTCATAGCGAAGCGCTCCTCGCCGAAGGCATAAGGGCGACCTCGACATACTTCTATGAAGAATAACTTCGTTCGCCCGAGCGCGAGCTTGCTCGCTGACGGACTACTTTTTCCTTTTACATCATACTTACATTTACATTTCCCCCTTAAGGGGCGGAGCCGAAGGCGCTCTCCGCCCCGCGAGGGGTACTTACTTTCTTCTTGAGTATGGTTGCGTTGTGCGTTCCGCCGGATGATTTTAAAGAAACCCGCAGGGTCTCTTTAATCCCAGCGAAGCGCACGCAATGATTACCCCAACTGATACAGCATACAGATCTCTAGATATGAACAGCGCGTGACATGCAAGTGTGAATGAGAACAGGCACTTACGTGGCACTGATAGCTAACACAGCGAGTGTGAGGGTGAGGTTACTCTAAGTGATGGCTAAGAGAGGGTACGATTGTAGTCAAAATAATAGACCTACCCTACCGTGCGTCTAAGAGACTGTGCGTCACGTCAACGCACTGATTGATCACAGTCCCGTGTCCCTTTTAGCTTGGGGTGTCTTCTTTGGGTCGGGGTACCCCCCACTTTGGTTTATTTATTATGGTTATAATATCCGATCCTCAGTCTGGGACGAAAATCATCTATGGTACTGCAATTGATCCCTCACTTTATTTGGCAACAATCTTAGAGTCTTCTCTAACTTGATGAGTCTATCCTGCTCTTTGATTAATCTTGTACGTTCTCTTCTTCTGTTGGCTGTTTTTCTAGAGTTAAATATGTGTCTTAACCCACGCAGGGTGACTGGCATGATTTTAGGTATTCGAGAGTGACCGTTTTCCCATCTCCATACTGTCATTTTGGATACACCCAGTTCTTTAGACAGCAGGCGTTGCGTAAGGGAATGCTTGCTACGAAATAGCCTTAAATCTTCAGGGGTGATGGGATCAAACTTTGAAGACATTTTAGTTGACAACACCTTTTAAAAGCTCTTATAATATTAATTACGGGTTCGCTTCCGTAAATGCGACATGATACCTGATCCCCTGTTGGGGATAAGGTATATCACTGTTTAGTTCTCTTTCAACGTTTAAGTACTCTTGTGCCTGGAGAATAAAAGTGTCGGATAAGTTCAACACAGTTGCACCTGAGTCAGTTAACAATAACACTACTCAAAGACCTTCTACTGCACTTACACCCAAAGGCGGGGTAAACAAAGGCTCCGAATGGAAAAACCGGCAGAGTCGCGAAGCCAAAAAACCAAAAAACAGGGATGGGCTTCCCGGCCATAACGCAGCAATGCGGAAGGTAAGAGCAAAGTTTCGTACAGGAAAAACCTTAAATCCCGAAGAAAAAGCACTACTTGCTAAGATGAAAAGCATGATAAATGATTGATGAGATCCTTGAAGAATATGAAAACCTCACGGATCAAGAGAAGCTCGGGATTCCGCTGGACAACATGCGGCATGAGATCTTCTCCGTCCATGTGGCAACTGGAAGAAGCCTTCCAGATTCTTATCGTGCAGCGTTTGGCTTACCAGAAGGAGGCCAAGTAGGAAGTAGACCTTCTGCTCTTGTTAAACGACAAGACATTCGTGTCCGTATCGGTCACATCGCTGTTCAAAGAGCAGAGATGGTCATCAACAGGTCGCTGCTGACCGAGAAAAACATACTTGATGAATACGCATGGGGAGTTCGTAACGCCAGAGAGCTAAACCGTTACAAAGATCACAAGGGATACCTTGATAGCCTTGCGCGCATTTTTGGTTTATTCTCAGAGTCTGAAAGTAAGAATGAAATGGCAAACAGATCCATCGAAGAACTTCGCCTAGAAGTCAAGATGCTGGAGGATGAGTTTGGACCAAGCGGAGGAATACAAGAATCTCCAGCGCAAGGCGCAGATTCTGCGCGAGATATCACGCCGGAAGCTGGAGAACTACAAGCCCTATCTGAAGCAGATGGAGTTCCACAAGGTAGGAAGCACTAAACGAGAACGGTGCTTTATGGCTGGAAATCAGCTCGGGAAAACCCTTTCAGGCGGCATGGAAATGGCTATGCACTTGACGGGAAACTACCCGGATTGGTGGGAAGGCCACAGATTTACACACCCAATTAGAGCATGGGCTTCAGGGAATAGCTCCGAAACTACCCGAGACAATCCCCAACGAGTCCTGCTCGGTGATTCACCAGAGCAATGGGGAACGGGTTCCCTCCCAGCCTCTTCAGTTCTCGAAGTAAAGCGTGCTAAAGGAGTTAGTGACTCAGCGGACATTGTTACTGTCCGGCACTCCAGCGGAGGCGTTTCTACTCTTAAATTTAAAACATATGATCAAGGTCGAGAAAAGTGGCAGGGCGTTCCAGTACACGTCGTGTGGTTTGATGAAGAGCCGCCTGCCGACGTTTATTCAGAAGGCGTGACTCGTACCAATGCAACTCAGGGCATTACCTACATCACGGCTACGCCGCTCATGGGCATGACTCAAGTTATTCGTCTCTTCTACCCCGAAGTCTCGGACGAGGCCAAGGGCCTCGTCAAGATGACTATTTACGATGCGGGCCATTTTAGCCCCAGTCAAATCGAAGAAATCATTGCTAAAACTCCCCTGCATGAAGTCGAAGCTAGAACTCAAGGAAAACCAATGCTGGGCGAGGGTCTTATCTTTCCTGTCCCAGAAAGTGAGTTGGTCGTTGATCCGTTCGAGATTCCGTCTCACTGGTCTAAAATTATTGGAGTTGATTTTGGATGGGATCATCCTACTGCTGCTTGCCTTTGTGCTTGGGATCGCGATGACGACGCTTTCTATATTACTGCCGCTTACAAACAGCGCAGAGAAGTTATCGCAATACATGCAGCAGCATTAAAAGCGTGGGGCAACTATCCAGTTGCTTGGCCTCACGATGGATACAAGCATGATCAATCTTCAGGTGAACAAATTGCAACAATGTACAGAAATCATGGACTTAAAATGTTGCCAGATCACGCCACTAATATATCTGGTGGCTTTGGCGTAGAAGCTCCAGTGCAAGAAATGCTTGAAGCAATGCTAACTGGTAAATTTAAGATTTTCTCACATTGCAAACCTCTTTTAGACGAAATCGGTCAGTATCACAGGAAATCTGGTAAGATTGTAAAATTGTACGATGATGTTATATCATCAGCTAGGTACGCTTGGATGATGAAGCGTTACGCTAAAACTGAAACAAAGAGATTAATGGTTGAGTCTACGGGGCTCGATTACAACCCTCTAATGAATTGAGGTGGCTATGCTACTCGGTGGCAGCAAGCCTACACCAAAGAACGATAAACCTTGGTGGATGGTGGAAGAAGAAGTAGAGCAAGACAAACGCATTAAAAGTGCTTTATCTGCAATGCAGACAACTATGGCTTCTAAAGCGCCAACCAATATGATGCTTCACGGTCCATCACAACCCAAATCAAAAAAGACGGGCTACTAAATGGTAAAGACTGCCAAAGAATGTAGAGATGTTTTTTCAGAAATGAAAAACAAAAGAGTTCCTTGGGAGTCTCGATACCAAGCTATTTCAGATTACCAATTGGCTAGATCTGATTTTCAGCAACAATCACGAAGTAAATCCCCTGAAGACAGCAAGATTTATGACGGAACAGCAATGGACTCATGGTTCATGCTTACAAATGCCATTCAGGCAATTCTTATTAATACTGAAACAAACTGGGTCTACCTTGATTCATTGGAAGAGTCTGAAACAACCGATGAAGAAGTTCTTTGGTTTGAAAATGCAAGGATTAATCTTCAAAATATCTTTAGGAGTGATGCTTGTCGTTTCCCAACCCAAATTAACGAAACGCTTGGCGATCTAACTGGTTATGGTTATGGAGCTATCCATTCTGGTTATGATCCATTTAAACATTCATTGTTTTTTTCTTCTAGACCCATTACCGAAATTTTCATTGATCAAGACACAAAAGGAACTGTTGATAAGGTATTTAGGAGATATACGTTAAAAAACGAACAAGCTGAAAGAATTTTTGGAAGCAAAACGCCAGATTTAATATTAAAAGCAAATAAAGCAGGCAAGGGATTGGAGGAGATGAGTTGGTTACACACATTTAGTCCTCACCCCGATAAATACAATTCAGTTATTTCCTATCAACTCTTAGAATCAGAAGGTGATATTGTTACAACTGAGGA